GGTGCGCCCAGAGAGATTCGAACTCCCGACCTTCTGATTCGTAGTTTCTCTTTGGCAACAAAATTAATTATACATGACTTTTATACCTTTGTCTATACTTTTTTCACTTATTTTTTAAAATATATATATATTATTGTATATCTGTTGAAATTTATACATTTCGTACAATTATTTTAATTGTTTTAGAATATACGTTCGCCACTTTCGCCTATCCAGAACATATGTTTGACTTACTTTTATAACCTGTGTTATAATTATACTGAACATATGTTCTTATATTTTACATAGGGGGATAAAAAAATAGATGGGTGAAATTAATTTAAAAAATAATCTTATTTATTCTATTAAGATCGATAATTCAGTTTTAAAGAATATAAAAAAAACACCAAAATAGTTGTTAATATAATTCAGTTCTTTCGGTTGTAATATTTAATGATTCTTTAATTTCATTAACTTCATAGCTTTCTTTTGCTTTAATTCTAATTAATGGCATTTCTACTTTTTTAAAAATTTCATTTACTAATATGTCTCTTTGGATTCTATCTTCTCTAAGGTGGCTTTTATCGTCTAATTCTATACAATATATTGGTGAAAAGTAATCTTTATCACATACTACAAAATCAATGTGTTTTGCTTTTAATTTGTTGAAATAGTATATAAAGTTTTTTTGCCGTTCTGGTATACTAATTATATCAATTATTCTTACTTTTGATAATATGATTACGTTTTCTTCCTTTAATGCTTCTTGTAAAGTTCTAAAAAATAAATTTTCGTTTTTAGTAAAAAAATATTTTTTTTTATATATATGTACTGGTCTTTCTGTAAACATATCTCCTTTATTTTCTTCTATTGTTTTTTCTCTAGCGCTTTTTTTCTCTAAATTTTCCTTTAAAAATATTTTTATTTTATTGAAAATTTTTTTATATAATTTAAATAAAAAGAATAGAAAAATAATTGCTATTATATTTTCCATAACTACTCCTCTCCCCTTTTTTAACTATCTATCTCTTTTTCTTAGTCCTGTTTTCTCAATAGCTTCAATAATGTCTAATATATCCTCTGGTGATAACCCTTTCTTTTTTAACTCTTTGTTTACTTCTAAATATTCAATTCCTATTTCTTTTAATTCTTTTGGTAAATCTTCATTTTCTAATAGAATAGCATCTTTTATACTTGTTCTCCCGATTAAATAATCTGATGTTACTTCAAATAAATCAGCTATTTTATTGATTGTGTCTATATCTGGCTTTCTAAAATCTCTCTCATAGTTAGATACTGTTGCTATACTTACTTTTAAATACTTTGCTACTTTTTCAAGTTGCCAGCTTTTTTCTTCTCGTAATTTTTTTAATCTTTTTCCAAAAGTCATGAAATCACTCCCATTCACTATTATTATACCTTTATTTTACAAAAAGAAAATCTTTTTAAACTAAACGAAAAATAAAGCTTGATTTTTTCGTTTAGTTAAATTATAATTGAAATTAACAAAACGAAAAATTAAACACAAAGTTAAATTTAAAAAGGAGTGTTGAAAAATGGAATTTATTAAAAAAGGATTGGTATTTGTTGAGAAAAACACATTAGAAAGAGAGGGTAAAAAGACTTTACGATTCGTAGAGTTGGCAGACCCTAAGACTTACAAAAATGAGGTATTCCTACTCGATGATGATTCAAAGGCAGAATTCGGTCAAGGTGAAATGGTAGATGCTGTCCTTACTGTTAAAAACAAGTTTACAAGTATTAAACTTCAAAAGGCTTCCTAGAAATGGAGACTACTACCATTACCGAAGTTTATGAAATCGTTTACGATTTCTCTGAACTCTTGGAAGTTTCTAATTTGCAACTTGAATCCATCAACGAATTGATATTGCACCTTAACAACATAACTGCTGGATTGCAGATTCTTATATATGTTGCTATCGCTTTTCTAGTTTGGAAAGTTATTACTGTACTAGGAAAATTGTTTGGCGGTTGGTTCTTAGGCGGTTTATAGGGAGGGGGTGAAAATATGTTACATGGTGTTGCTAGTCTTATTAGTTTACAAGGGGTAGATCTTATGAAAGTTTTAGACGAAGTTGTTGCTCTTGTTCCTACAGTTTTACCAGCGGTTATTGGGTTTATAGCTTTAAGAAAAGGTCTTGCATTTGTCAAGTCTGCGTTAAAGGGTGCTTAGAGTTCCCTACTGGAAGGGGTAACCCTTCCTTTATTTTTTAGAAAGGGGTTTTTAATGTGAAAAGTAAGCGAATTTTAATTATCTCCATGATGTTTATTTTGCTTTTTACAAGTTTTTCATTTGCGGTTGATTATTCTAAAACTAAAATTCCATCTTCTTTTTCTTCTTATTCAGTTCAACATTTTATAATCTATCAAAATTCGAAAGGTAAAGTATGTGTTTTATTATCCGATGGTCGAATGACTATTGATCCTTCATCTAATAAAATTTTCACTTCTGGAACTAAAATTGGTAATTATTTTGTAAACGATGATTTGAGTGTACAAAAAAGTGGTTATATTGCTGATAGTGGTTCTCCTTCTTGGGCTGAAGGGCAACTCAATTATTCTAATTATATGTATACTAACTATGATGTTAAAAATTTAAGTGGCACTGTTTTTTTTTCAAAAACTCTTGGACCAATCCTGGAGGAAATGGTAACGACGGATGGGATGATGATGACAGTCCGCCAAGTGGTTGGTTTGATTCCATACGTGATTGGCTTTCTGATCATCTATCTAGCATTTTCGAAAGCTTGGCAGTTCCTTTTGAAGCTATTGCGGATGGCTTAAGTAGTATAGTTTCAAGAATTACAAGTATTAGAAATCTAATTCGTGATTTTTGGGATGATATATCCTATAATTTCACATCTATAATTAATTATTTAAATCCGTTTTCTGATAAGTTTTTTCTTTGGATTGCCTTAATACCTCAAGATGGATTTTTTGAAAGTTTTTTCAATGATATATTAGGTGCTTTCAACGAGCGACTTCCATTGATTGGTCAAATTCGTGCTTTCATGGAAAATATTAAAGGTATTAATTATAGTCAAGAACTTCCGAAGTTTGAAATAACGATGCCTTCAAAATATGGTGGTGGACAGTTTTCAATTGTTGATTTTAGTTATTTTGTTCAATATAGAGTTTATATTTTGAACTTTATTCGATTTAGTGCTTGGTTCTTCTTTATTAAGAGGTTATGGAAAACCTTGCCATTAATTATTTATAAATAGGGGTGATTCAATGATATTAGAATTTATATTTAACTTATTAAAAAATCTATTGATTTTAGTTATTAACCAATTATCGATACTTGAATTCAATCCCCTTACATCTGCGGTTGGCATTTTGCCTTGGTTAGTAAATATATTGTCTACTGTTGCTTTCTTTCTTCCAATAGTTGATTTGCTTACTATTTTTGGTATATGGGTTGGTATTCGTAATTTTGATATTGTCTGGAAAGTGATACAACGGATATGGGATGCTTTACCATTCACATAAAAGAACGTTTGCCCCATGCTGACGCCTTGTGCGTAGCATGGGCAACGATTTAGGAGGTTATAAAATGAATAATATTATTTTTTCGTTTTTATTAATTATGGTTTCTGCTTTATCATTATTATTTATTGGTGTTTGGTTTCTTGATTTAGCTAAATACTTTAAATCAATGGAGGATGATTTTAATGAATAGTGTATTTAAATTTATCTTTATCATATTCTCCCCGTTGATTGCTTTTATTTTGCTTGAAATATTGATGTTCTCCTTCTTTCATATTAAACACTATATTAAAGGTATGAGAGTTAAAAAAGGTGGTTCTAATTATAAAAAGCCTAGTGTTTTAAAACGTCTGCTTCTTCAATTTCCCGAACGTCTATCCCTGGATATCTATGCTCGTGATCCTTATGAGTTTAGAGAGTACGGTTTACATATGTTCTGTGGAGAACAAGGGTCGGGGAAAACAACTGCTATGGTTCACCTTTTAAATATGATTTCAGCTAAATATCCACAATCGAAAGTTCGTACCAATATGGACTATATTGATCAAGTTGCACCCATTGCACACTGGAAAGACTTAGTCGAAAATGATAATGGTATCTACGGTCAAGTTGAGGTTCTCGATGAGATTCAGACATGGTTTAGTTCTAATCAGAGTAAAGATTTTCCTGCTGAAATGATTACAGAGATATCACAACAGAGAAAACAAAGAAAAATGCTCGTTGGTTCTGCTCAAGTATTTTCAAGAATTGCAAAACCTATTAGAGAACAAACCACGTTTGTATATTTACCCCTTACTATATTTGGCTGCTTAACTATTGTGAGGGTATCAAAGCCACAATATTGGAATGATGAAAAACAGGTTTTTACTCGGTATATTAAAACATATTTCTTTGTCCATACCGATGAAATTCGGAATGCTTTTGATACCTATAAGAAGATAGAAAAGTACAAAAATGAAGGTTTTAAAGAAGAAAAGACCATTGTTATTAATCAATGATAGAATATACATTGCTTGTATAAATATACATTCTCCCATAAAATAAGCATTGTACCTGTTGCAAATACTTAAGTTTAACTATCTTTATAAATTGCCCATATTAGTGCATAAATGGAATTTGAGTACTGATATATGAACCACTTAAAAGTACCTGTATTTCTTTATAAATGCCTTAAATTGGACTTTAAAACGATAAAAAAGCCTTAAAATCGTTAAAAATATTAGTTTTTAAAACTGAATATACAGTTTATACGTCACATTTTCTTCCAGAGTCTATCTCGACTTTTGGAGCCTAGAGCAATCTAAAATGAATATTGATACAAAATAAATGAGTGTTTTTATGTGCTATGATGGCAGGAGAAGGGAGAAAAAAAGATATTTCTTCTATCTCTCCCCTATCGCCCTTCGCAAGGTAGATTAAGCACATAAAATTAAATGAATCAATAGAATCGTGGAATACCGTAGCAAGGCGGAGGATATGCCGCGAAAGTCTATTGATTTGTTTAAAATGAATGGAGTAAGAAACGGACTTTAGGGTCTGGGTTTTCTTTACTCGACTATAGGGACACTTAATGCGAAGTGTCTTTCCAATAGTAAAAGGGGGTTTTACCGTGCTTAATTTACTTTCATCAAATTTTCAAGTTAAAATATCGGGTCAAAAGGTGACCTTTAAAAAATATGCTGTACCGATGCAATTTAACTTTGGTGTTAAACCTAGCCTTAAAGCTAAGCGTGGCGATAGTTCTATGGCTAGAGACAATTTTAATAAATCTATTGCAAGGTCTAGAAATCGAATCTTTGACATTATTGCTTGTAACGTGAATGTGCTTCCAGATTATGAAGGAAATATCCAGTTACCAAAGTTTTTGACGCTAACCTTTGCGGAAAACATCACTGATCTGCAGACTGCAAATGCTGAATTTACAACTTTTAACAAGCGATTATCTTACCATTTATACAAAACCAATAAGAATGTCCTTAAATATATCTGTATTCCAGAGTTCCAGAAGCGTGGTGCAGTTCATTTTCATGTCTTATACTTCAATCTTCCTTACGTCAATATCAAAAAAATATCCGAAGTTTGGGGTCATGGCTACGCTTTTATCGAAGGTATCACAGAAAAACAGAATATTGAAGATTTTGCTAAGTACGTTTGTAAATATATGTCGAAAAATAATTCAAAAGGTGAAGATAATTATCAAATTTATTTAGAAAAGGAAATGCTGAACTCTAAGCGATACTTTACTTCTAGGGGGCTTAATAAACCAGAAATATACAAATTAGATGTGGACAAAGAAATATATCAAACTTTTATTACCTACTTCCAAGAATACCATAAGGAAAACTTAGAGTACTCTAACGAATTTATCGGTACTGTAGAAGTTAATTCCTATGAAATAAACAAGTCAGAGGTATTGCAAATGCTCAAAAATGCTATTTACTCTATATTTGAATCCATGAAAACTGTTTACGGAAAAAAAGCAACATTGACTAGATTTAAAGATATCAACTACTTAAAAACTTTATTTAAAAATCGTCATGAAAATTTATATATTGATTCAGAATACCTACGATTACGAAGAGAAAGGAATGAACTATACTCATGATCACTTTACAAAATGCAAAAGAATTATTTTTAATGGAGAATCAATTGAAAGGCAATACAGAAAAAACCATACAGAATTATGAAAGAATGATCACTTATTTTCAAAACTTCATCGGCAATAAAGCCATGGAAGAGATCACCCTATTCGATGTTAAACAGTATCAGCTTTATCTTAGTAGTAAAAAGGCAGAATTTAAGTTCACCGATAAGATTGATCGAACCCTGTCTAAAAAGACCATTCAGACGTATACAAGGCAGATTCGGGTATTTCTAAATTGGGCTTATGCGGAGTCGCTTCTTAAAGAAGATATCGGCAGTAAAATAAAGCTTCCAAAGGCACCGAAAAAAGTCATAGAAATATTGAGCGATGAAGAGATCGAACTTCTGTACAAGTGCATTAATGATAATACGGAATTTGGTCTTAGAAATAAATGCATGATCTCCTTGATGCTGGACTCTGGATTAAGGCGGGAAGAAGTTATTACCTTAGATTTAGACTGTATTCATTTCACCCAGAATATCATTAAGGTGCATGGTAAAGGAGAAAAGGAAAGGATTATACCCCTAGGGGTCTATACAAAGAAATTGCTCTTTAAATACCTTAATGGCTATCGTCCTATGCCTTCCTACCCTACCAATCGAGTATTCATATCTCAAGAAAAAGTACCCGTAACAATGGACGTTATGAAAATGTTAATGTTGAGATTGAAGAAAAGAACAGGCATCCAAAGGCTCAAACCCCATCTATTAAGGCATACCTTTGCTACGAAGTATTTAATCGCTGGTGGTGATGCTTTCAGCTTACAGATGATACTGGGGCATACATCCCTAGAAATGACGAGAATGTATTCACATTTGGCAAGTGCCTATACAGTTAAAAACTTTCATAAATTATCTACTTTAGACAGGTTAAAGGGTCAGAATGTGCGTCTATAGTGACTACTTTTAAACCTAAAAAAGAGCAAAAAAAATTCAAGGTGAAAACCTTGATTTTGCTCTAATTGCAATAT